CACAGGAAGATTTCAGTGAGCCTCGGCCACCGGACAGGTCGTAGTGTGTATGTCCGTGCTGAAATACATCACGGGCCAGCAAATGAAATGCGGGGCCAAGTACAGTAGATAAGCGCACCTCAGACATCTATGACCACCTTGACTTCCATATCCTCACTTGTTTTTTCGATGGGCTTGTCCCTCCACTTGTCAGGTCTGCGGTTTTTGAGCCAGAAGATCTGAGCGGTGGTATCAGCTGGGATGTGGCGGATTGTCTGGATGATCTTCGTACCATCTTTGTCAGATTTTTCGATTCTTTGTTCCTGATAGTCATACCCAAGCGCACGCTTCAATAGAGCATTTTCTACTTGTATGTCCACAACTTCCTTACCCTTTTTTAAGGCCTCGGAAATCTTAGGGTATTTGTTCTTCCAGTCGTACAAAGTTGCTGGGTTTATCCCCATCTTCCCGGCTAATTGCTCGTCAGTCAGCCCATCCCGTGCCCATCCTTCAAGTAGCAAGAGCCCATCCGGCTCCAGCCACCGTTGATATTTGCCTTTCGCCACAATGGGCTCACCACCTTCCGGTCCCGCCCCCGTCTCCCGCAACGAGGCACGGCATATATACCCCTTCCGGGGTATGCTCCGGGTTTGGTCAGGCTTTCCGGGGGCCTGTATGTAATCCGCTGTGCGGTATCACATCAAAAGTCCATTTTCCTCTCGTCTGCGCTTGACGATACAAACGGCATTTTGGCTTTAATGGTAAGTTCCTGTCTGGTGCCACCGCCCGCCTCATGCGGCGAGGAGCGGCGTATGTGCGCTTCCCGCTTAGATTGTCACACCACAACATGCAGTTTTCAGCGAGCATTGTCATTCTCTCTGAGGTGTTGCGCTACGCTCAGATCATCCGGGAGCGACCCGGCCTCTGGTGAAACCTGCAAGATTCGAACTTGCGACCTCTACCCCTTTCGGTTAAGTGACGGATTCCGCCCCGTCCCAGATTCCGCATGCCCCCGTCTTTCCGGGGTGTCAGCTCCTTGGCCTTTGGAGCACATTGTCTAATGCCCGTAAAGGGCGATGTTGCCGCAGGGAGGGCGCGACCCTCCGGCCCGGATGTGTGGGCTGATGCGCTCGTGCGGCGTATGTACCCCGGCAAGCGCCGGGGTTGAGGAGGAAATAGAAGAAGCGAATGGGAGCGCAGGGGCATACGCTCCCACACTCCCATTGTCGCATACATATTTCTGCTCACTCATAAAACTTTATGAATTTGCAATATTTTCTATGAGATTATGAAAGTTTAGGGCTTACTCTTCCTCCATTTTGCAGAGTTCATCGAGGCTAATGTGATAATATGCCGCAATCAGCTTTAGGGCTGTCATTTTTGGCTCCACTTCCCCTCTCTCATATTTTCGTAATGCATCAGGGCTTAACCCCATTAGCTGTGATGTAACCGTCATGCTCCTGACCGGCCTCATAGACTCCCTTAACCTTCTTAGCCGCTCTGGAAACTCGTCCATCCTATCACCATCCTTATAATCCCTGCTGTTCCAGAGGGCAGTCAAAGGATACTCTTTTTCTCCGCTTTCCTATTTCCTTGGATTCACAGTGGTCCACGTCTCCCACTCTACGGCATCCGGTATCTAATAGATGGTTGCAAAAGGGCGCATCCTTGGAATTATTGATACCTCGCCAGTAGACGCAAGTTTTCTCCTTGTTACAGATTTCGACCATATCTCTCCTCCCAGGGTTTAAACAGGTCATCTCCAACAATGGCCCTGATCTGCTCGTCAATCTTTGCTTTGGCATAGACGAACTCGCTATCGTCCTGCTGATCCTCACAGACCATCCGTGCCATACCGTTCATAGCCTCTATGTATGCGGTGCGGAAAGCCTCAGACCTGCCGGGGCCAAGCTGGAGGACTTCGTGAGCGGCGATCATAGCAGCATCCTGCCCCATCTGCATCAGCATGTCCATTTTCAAATGGAAAAGGGCGTTGTACTTGGTCTCCGCTTCTGCCTTGATACGGGCGAGTGTTGCGCTTGGTTTAGGCATTGCTATCCCTCCTCACCCTCGGCGTGTAAATCCGGTTCTCAGTGCTCTTCTCAGTTTTCCGCACATCACCCAGGAGTCGTTCAAGGTTTTTGATTGTTGTGCGGTTTTGGTCTATCCAATCAAGCACCGGGGCCGCCTCACTCATAGTGTCCTTTGCGGCCCGTCGTTTCTGGCGTACTCCTCTCAGCTCCTTTGATAGACGAGCAAAATCGTGATAGTCATGATCCTGAAGCTCCAAGCTATGTAGGATATCCTGAGTCTCATTATTTGCTTCCTGCTCGTCCGCTTCAGCCATATGGTATCTTTGCTCGGTCTCTCGTAGATAGGAGAGGAAGGTTTCTATTCCTTGGCTGGTCAAAGGCTATCCCTCCTTCGGCGGGTCTGGGAGGGGCATCCAGTGGGTGACTCTTTGTGCTCCAATCCTGCTCCACTCCCATCCAACAAAAGAACCGTCATAATATGGAATCCACTGTCTCTGCCTTTTCTGAATCGTAGCCTTTCCTTTGGGATAACAGGACTTTAATGCTACTAAACAAGAGATTGTCTTTCTTCCTTTATTTTCGGGAAGTTCCTCCGGCAGCCTCTCCTTGACGCTAATCCATTCTATCATGCTGTCCGCCCTCCCCGTCGTGGACGTTGCCGATGATCTCAATTCCGCCAGTTGAAAGATGCTTATTTACGCCCATACTTTCAGCGCCATTCAGCCAAACGCAAAATCTATTCCACTCTGGGTCATAGCATACAGGGGCTTCTTTTTGTTCGCCCCTCCAGTTCGTCCAGCGGATGATGTCTCCCTCAAAAATTTTCTTCCCGTTCTTGTCGGTCAGACCCGCGTACTGACAAACCGTGAAGGGGTCAACCTCAATTGGAACAATATCATCTCCCATTTTAATTTCGCCAGTTCTTGCGTTCCTGCGCCTGTAAGCCTTGTTTTGAAGGATAAATGCTCCGCTGTATTCTCCCCAGTACGGGAATCCCTCCACCCATGCTCCATCACTCAGCCGCTTGGCTTTGAAAAGGATTTCTCTCATTGGGCACCTCCGATAATCTCGTCAAGGGTAACGTGAACACCCGGCTTTATTCCAAGCGCTTTTTCAATGGGTAAACCATCTGCAAGTCGCCTGTAAACCGTTGCACGACTAACTCCATAAATCCCCGCCGCTTGTGTCAAAGTCATTTTTACCCCTGCAATTTCTAAAATCCGATTATTTCTTCGGTTGTTGTTTTGTTCCTCCCATGATGCCCAGCAACAATTTTCCGGGCAATAATCGCCATTTCCATTTTTCCTTTCAATGGTTAGATAATCTTCATATCCGTTTTCAAGGGCCCACATTTGAAACTTACTAAAGTCGTGCCATTCTGGGCAAACTTTGATTCCTCGTCCCCCATAATATTTATAGCTTTCTCTGTTCGGTTTTTCGCATCGCCTAATCATTCCTTCCCAGATGTGATATAGTCTTGATTCAGACATATTTTCAAATTTTTTTGTCCCAGCAGAAAAGCAGCCACAGCTTTTTGTTTTTCCACTTGTGAGGTTATACCCCTCTACAGTACATGTATTCCCACAATCGCACATGCAACTCCAATATGTATGTTTGTTTTTTGATGGCGCTCTGGATACAACCGTTAACCTTCCAAATTTTTCTCCAGTTAAGTCAATGAGTTTCATTTATAACCTCCGTTAAGGTCACGCTTTCTCCGGGGTGGAGGGAGGGGAAATGGTCTGCACTTAACTCCATCGGTGCACTAACAACAGAGATGGCTCCAGATTCTGCCTTCACGACCGCCTTTGCACACGGCCACAGCACCTTAATAGCCTTCGCCCTCTCCACCTCCTGCTGGGTGAAGCGGGGCTTGCGGATGATGCGGTCGGGGTGGTTGATGGCTTCGTAAATTGCATCATCACTCGTTTGGCCGCCCCATTTTAGGACACCGCAATAATTGATGTGATATTCGCCTTTGTATCCTTCGATCTTGAAGTGCTCTCCCACCTCAACCCCCAGCACCTCGCAAATTCTCGGCTTGTCCACTTTCTTTTTCGCCTCCCACGCTTTTAATCGTTCACATTCGTCTCTACAAGACATGCTCCCGGCGGATGATATGCTTCCCCATCCTACATCACACCCAATGCATGGATTGTCCATGTTGGCCTCCTTCATCATTTTCGTGACCTCACGAAATTGTTCATCCTCCACCACCTCATAGCCCATCAGTCGGGCGGCTTCGTGGGGATGATCGACAGCCCATTCACTGCAAAAATCGTTAGGGCATCTGTTGTACATGGGGAAGGAAAGCCCAAGCCTCCTAATGACTGTCCAATCAACCATCCCGCTCCCTCCGTAGTGCGGCCTCAGCAGCTTCACGGGTCAAAAAGACAGATTTTCCGATACAATCCGCATGAATTAGCCCGAACTTTTGGCTTACAATACGCATCTCAGTATGGAAACTCATTCTATAGTCATCGTCAGGAACTCGTTCATGCCGAATACTGTAAACTGTGTCCCCAATCTTACACGGCAGCACCACGCACCGCCCCTCCCTGTCCGCCTGGGCCAACTCGTGGAGGCGGTCATAATCAACCTTCCCTTCATCGTAGATATCATCTACTGCATCCTCGATTGTGTTCCTTTTACCTACGAAATTCAAATAATAGCTCCATTCTTTGTATATTTCTTCGATTATTTCTGGCTCCAACCCCGTGTCCTCGTAGGCTGCAAGGCGGTCAATGGCTTTTCCGCTGTATTCGGTGTCGCCAATTTTGAGCCGCCATTTCCCGCCGTCAAAGTATGTCAGCCGTTCCATGTCAGTCCTCCTTATGGCCGCGCCATTTTTCAATCATAGGCCGTAAGTGAAAATATTGTCCGGTATAAACCGCCCCTTCAAGTTCTCCTAAAAACCTCTCTAACTTTTCCATCTCCCGCTTCACCTGCTCCAGTTCGGCCCGCAGCTTCTCGTTTTCGGCCTCTAAGCGGTCCGCCCGCTGGTTCTCCTTGCTCCATAGGTCTTGCCCGCTTTCACCCAGCAGAGATTTCAGTCTCTTGTTTTCGGCCCAGAGCGTGGAGAGGGCGGTGGCAGCGTCCATCAACATATTTTGAGCAAAACTATTTGGTTCAAAAGTTCCAGCTTCAATTTTCAACCGCTCAATCAGCTTCTCAATGTCCATCTTGTCCTCCTTATGGTATAATCGGCGTGAGGTGATAACCATGCTGTCAGAAAAGAATTATTACGCTTTGCTGGAATATCGCAGAGAAAAATACACCGGGCCAAAAATAACCGAACAAATCAGGTATTTCAAAGAGTGCGGCTACATTCGCCCTGTAAGCCACGAACTCAAAGAAACAGCCGGCGAATTTTGCATGAACCCAACAGTGTGGATCATCACCCCACGCGGTGAAGATTCTTTAGCAGAGTTTGAATATCGCGCCGAACAAGATACCAAGAGCAACGCCGAAAAGAAACAGGAGCGTATATTTCAAGTGCTTTTGGTTTTTCTTGGTGCGATTATCGGTCTTCTTATTGAACACTTCGCCGGAATTGCCGATTGGATTAGTTCTTTCTTTTGAAGTCATGTGCCCTCCTCTCCCTCCGGCGGGCAACTCCTCAAGATAATCTTTTCTTGGATGTTTTCGATCTTACAAATCAGTCTGCACAATAGTCTAATGCGCCTGTCGCATTTCTCGCAGCAACTATGTAAATCGCAAAATGCTTTTTTATAGCCGTATACTCGGCATCCCCTCCGTCGGCTATCCTCCAGTTGTCTTCTCGTAATTTTCATGCTTCTCCCTCCGGCGGGCGGCGGTATAGGTTGAACTCCAATCTCTTGCACACAGCCCGCTCACAGTCGGACAATAGTAACCTCTCGAATAGCCACCACGGCGTAATGGTCAGAAGAATAATCCACGCTATGTCACTCAGTAATCTCATGCAGCGCCTCCATCCTCTCACAAATATCCATTATTTTTCCGCTTTGCTGCAATGTTTGCTATTACATCCCGCAAAACAAACGCATCTATATGGCATTTCCAATGATCCGCTCCATGCATCCGAAAAATACAGTTCTGGCAGGATGTTTGTCCTTTGCAGTAGTCAACAATGGTCTGCGCGGCATCAAGCGCTTTTTTGTTATTTATCATTCCCCTCCAGCATCTCCATTTACCCTATTTTCGGGTTGTATTTATAAAAATCAGGCTCCGACCTAAATATCAGCCTATTGTTACACCATCTTTGGAGCATGCGGACAGCCTTTGGTGCATTTGGCTTGTCGTAGATCATCACATACGGGTCATATCCCATATCCCGCAACGTATAGATGCGATACAGGTTTTCCTCCATGGTTGTGTCATAGTTTGTCAAGCAGTAAACTGTGGCATACTGCCCATGCGGCTTTCGTCCAGCAAGCCCAGCGTATAGTTCCAGCCCACGCAGTACAGCCTTGCTTTCTTTCATGTAGTCCCATGCAAAGTGAATTTCCCGCAGCTTGACCCGGTTGATCGTCTCAATGTTTTGCTTCGTCAGCAGGCGGCAATCCAGCCCCTGGTTGATGTCCACCCACGCTTTGCTGTCTGCCAATTGTCCCAACAGTTCCATATGCTGCGGGCAGGCCAGGATATTGGGGTCCATCAGCACGATGTTTTTCTGTCCGTTCCACCACTCTGACAGGTCGGCCACTTTGACGGACTTCCGGCCCTCTTTGGCAGCCACGATACAGAAATGACATCCGCGTGGGCATCCCCGCGTGAGAAATCCATAGGCTGTATCTTTGGTCAGACTTGGGTACAGGGAATAGTCCGGGTAGATATGCTCTATCTCGTCAGGGAGTTTGCTGTCCAGTCCGTACCCCGTCCCTCCCTTAATGATCTCTGCTGCGTTGACCGGCTCCGGGATGTCCGGGCTGTATGTCTCGTCGAAAACCTTGCTCATGTAAACCCGGTCATATTGACCCCAGCCCCACCACCACTCCACTTCATCACCTTGCGCCTTGTGCCAAGCTGACAGTTTCATCAGGGCCAGGTTGGGGTAATGGTGGCCGTCTACGTCAATCAGGCCGATTTTCATCCAGCATCTCCATCTCCGCCGCTCAACCTTCTTTGAGGCGAACAGGCAGAACCATCTTAATGTCCTCTTTGTTGGTACGGAGAAGAATAGGTTCCGTGTTCCCGCGGAACTCCAAAATAACAGGCTGTCTAAAACTATCTCCAGCCGATACCTTTGCCGCTTGCAAGGCAGATAGAAGGTAATTCCCGTTGAATCCAATCCGGTATTTGACCTCACTTGTCGGAATTGCTTTTTCCCACTCAAATCCGTTGTCCTGCGGCTGGGTGTATCCGAACGAGAACCCACCGCACCGGATTACAGCTTCTTTCCCGTCCTCGGTCAGAGAGATGGTTGCATACTGCTTATTGGGGAGTTTGGTATTGCTCTTAATGAACGCCACAAAGTCCTCATCGCAATCACTGATAACGGAATGTTCTACAGACATCCGATATCCGTCAACGGCCATTGCCACGACCTGATTGTCTGCCGCATGAAACTCCAATTTGATGTACTGATTGCAGGGTCGATGGTCACTATCACTCACAAAAGACTTGGTAGCCGCAATTAGCCGGTTCAAGTCATTGGTGTAAATCCTTGCAGATTTCATGTGTTCTCCTCCAATTTCTTCAATTCACTTTCGCTCAGAATCGGCGCGCGGGTGTTCCATTGTGCTTCTGCTTCTTTTTCTGTCTCAAACGGGCCAAGAATGAGTCCACATTTAAGACATTCAACCGCCCACTTGAAACTTCCGCCTTGCATCAAGCCATTACAGTTGCAATCAGCCTCACCGCCGCACATACACGCCAGCAGCACCCCCGCCTCCGTCAGCCGTCTGGCCGCCTCGTGGTTGCCGAGCAGGGCTAATTTAACGTCATCCATCACAAATTCCTCCCCATTGTTCAGCCATAGCCAATGCAAGCCCCGGAAAGGTTTTAGCGCGATTTTTCTGTCTGTCCTTCCCGCCTTTCATAAACCACGTCCCGGCCTCATGGCAACCACATTTAGGATCTACGATATTAGTTGGTTCCAGCGGCGGCAGTCCTCTCAGCCATAGGCGGGTTTTCTTCTGTACCGGGTGCCCGAACATCCAGGGCTGAACCTCCTGAGTATGCGGCGGCATTTCATAAATTCTGCTGGATACCGGGTTCTCTACGCAGATGTGAGGGCAGTCAGCGTTCAGGAATTTTAGAAAAAACTTCTTTGCTTCCAGTCCCTTTTGATAACGTTCTTGATTCAGCACACCGCCCCGAAACAGGTGCTTTGCTCCGGCGTTTGACAGGTATGTACAAGGAGGGAATGCAAGAATCATATCCCACCGCATTTTCAGCAGTTCCAGCGCGTCACATTGGATGTGCCATTCAGGTTTTCCCCCAGAGCACGGCTCAATATCACAGCTGTACGCCTCGTGCCCCAGCGCCCGGAACGCTTTGCATACCTCCTGAGACTCTTCACAGGCTACCAGAACTCTCATAGCTTCACCGCCTCTTTGTCGCCCAGCAGGGCACGCTTAATATCGTCCATATGGTTCGTAATGTATGTATTCATTCATCACAGCCTCCCATCCAGCGCCGCACTCAACCTGTCGGCGTTTTCCAACGTGCGGTTTTTCAGATAGGCGTTTTGGGCGGCTTCAACTGCTTTATATTTGTCGGTCCAATACCTCCCCATTTTTGACCAACTCCCCATCTCTTTCTTAGCTTTTTCGTAAGAATAAGTCATCTGTCCCTTTTCCAAAACTGCCTGTTCCACAGATAAAACTCCAGTTCTTATATCACGATACATAGATCGCAAAAATTGAAAGGCAAGACAATTTGGAAGGGTTAATCCGTCTGGCATTGGACCACCCTGTTGGGCTTCCCGTTCGTATGGAAAAACCATAATAATCTCTCCTTTGTTACCGCTGAAACCGTTTGTAACCAGTGTGCGGTTACGCCTTTAAGCATACTCCCACAATGGTTTCCGAGTTTTGTAACCGCGTAACCAAACTTTTTTTCTTTCAAAAAATAAAAATTATGTGTACGCAATTTTTTTATTTTATAGAAAGTATTAAAAATGCGGTTACAGCGGTTACAAGGTTACACCTACTAAGGAAGTAGGAAATCTTCAATGCTGTCCAATTCATCATCAAAATTAGACATTTTGAGCCAAACACACCTTAAAACTCGTCCATTTATTCGTTTTGGCTTTGTTGGTCTGCCATCGCTTGCACAGACGATGTTACCAGTATTCTTGGCCCAGCCAAGAAAAGCTGAGGCATTGTAACCCTCGTCGGCCAAAATTTGATCGAACTTGGACCGGATAATATAGGCGTAGTCATCGTCCAGATCACCCCACACCTCACCCTGGTGAGCATCTGCGTCTAACCCAAATCGCGCCTGGTTGATGTTGATAAAATCATAAAGGTATTGAAGTGCCCGCCCATTCTGGTTGACTGTCTCCTTAGAGACAAGATAGGGGCGAATATCCTCCGGGCGGAGTAGAACACCATCCTGGAAAATCCATTCCTCGGTAAGTCTGTCAGCCGCCAAAATGAGAGCTGCTGAAGCCGTCTGCTTGTCCATCGTATCTCCGGTCTTCAATGCGTCCTGCATGGTCTCCTGTATGCTCTGAACGCGCTCGAAAGCTCCGTCTTCCATGAGGTGCGCTACAAACTCTTTTCCAGCAAATCCATAGTTGCTGTAAAGTGTGGTCGCCACCAGCTTAGGGTCATCAAACAGATGCTCCGCATGGCAATCAATCTCAATTGTTCGGTTAACTGCCCCCGCTCCGCTGTTAGGAGATATAATAGGGAACTCACCTGTTGTGATGATGCAGTTGCGCCAAGTCGGGGTTTTCTGGAGTCCTCCTTGTTTCCGTCCCCTGGCACGGCCCACACCCTCAGACAACTGGTAAATCATCCTGTCGAAGTCCTTGCGGTTGTCCTTGATTAGTTGGAGTTCATCAATGATAAGTGGAAGAGAATTACAGAACGCAGCGCCAAGCTCTTTACCAACCTCCGTGGCGTTAAATGTCTGGATGTACTTACCTATCTCTGGGTCGGCCCATACGCTGGCGGCAAGAAGAAGGCCTACGGTTTTACCTGTTTCCGTCCCGCCCCACAGGTGAACGAAAAATGGTAAACAATTACACGGCTTGACCAGAACTGAGGCAAAGGACGCAGCCAGAACAATACGGGCAATTACATTACCGGGAGTGTTCCCTGCCCTTACTGCCTTGACGGTATCCAGCCACACGTCACGTCTTCCATGTTCCTGGATACTTTCAAAGCGGGTCCTGTACTCTTCCTCTCCGTCAAAAACTAAATCTTCTACATACGGAGAAAAGCCATAGTCGTCAATCCAGCCCAGCCGCCCAACGCTGGACACCTCCGGGATCTGATCGTAATTAAGTTGTTCCACGTCAGCCAAATATCGGATCAGTGGCTTGCTCGTCTCACTATTGACCATAATTCCATATTTTGAAAGCCCAATTATAGACCGACTGTCTGAAATAACGTTACGATCCTCTATGATGGTATTCCACCGTTTTCCAAGGCTGAACGCCAGTTTGACTTTGTGGATTCCTGTATCGATATTGACTAATCTCTGCACCGGCATAATCGGATGATAACAAGCTACGACCTCAAACCCAACCTTGTCTGTTCCGTATATTCCGGTGTCTGTGGCCGTCCAGCCTCCACAGTCTAGTTCTAAGGCCTGTCCTGTGAAGTCTGTCCGGTTAAAGCCGGGAGTCACAGTTCCGCTGACAGTCTCAACATAAGCTTTAAATAGGGCTGCCAGATTTCTGATTCCGACTGTTTGAGCCTGGACAGACATGAGCCCTAAAAGCTGCTTCATCTCAAACTTGTTTTCTTTGTGCGCATACAGGTATTCAAATGGCTTTGTGGTCGTTAAATAGTCATCCCGTGTGTAAGAGGGGATTTCATCCAATGCTCTTTGCCTCCCTTCTCAATAAAGTCGTCAAGCCAGTATTCGATATACGGGAGGCGCTTGACGGCCTCGACATATAACGGGTGGTAATAGGCATCATCGCCCTGGCGGACAGGGGGGAAAACCTCCAGAACATCCCTCCAGTAATGCAACTCAGAGGCCATATACCGGAAGTTTTCCTCGGCCTGCTCCTTTCTCCGCTGTTCCTCCCGGCGGGCCTCCAGAGCCGCGGAGCGGACGGCGCGGTCCGGTTTATTGGATGTGAGGCCTAAGCGGAAGTCTGCGTTTAGTCTGAGTATTGCTTGTTTAAAATTTAGGTCGAATAACTTCATTGTAAAGTCGATGACAGAGCCATGTGCCCCGCATGCAAAACAATGAAATCCGCCTTGTCCATCGTACAATTTCAGGCTTGCTGTATTATCTCCTTGATGGAATGGACATTTAATAAATCCGGAGCGGTTGGCCAGAAATCCATAGTGCTCTGCCACTTGCCGGGCAGTGAGCATCCGGCGAATATCGGATGCTATATCCATGGCTTCACCCCCGCTTCAACCGGTCTCTGACCCAGTAATAGAGGGTACTGTAAAGGATTTGCGCCGTTTCTGATGGTTTGCAGAAGATCACGGTCAGGTTGTATTCCGCTTGCCAGGACATAAGAGATGCGAACAGGCTTTTCGGCTCCAGCCGGGAGCGGTAGTTGTGGAGGAAGATGTCCGACCAAGTAGCGTTTTCCACCACAAGAAATAGCTTCATCCCTCTGGCCTTTGCCCGGATCATTTCTCGCTCGAACCGTTCCCGGCCCACAGTAAAATTGCCTGCAATCTCATCCAGATTTGCTTTGCGCTCAAAGGCAATCTCGTCTTCAAAGGTGGTATTGCCCAGCATGACAGAGTAGTCGCCGGTTTCCAAAGCACGGCTCTTGTGCTGGATGTGGTTCTTGTCCAACCACGAAATCAGGTGACCATTGACTTGCTCTCTGCTATCTGCTATTACCACCAGTTCTTTCAACTTCTGCTTGATCTCCGCGTCTGTATAGTGGGTAAGCATTCGCCCACCTCAGTTCCATGGGAGGTCTCCGTCATCTTCGATGTCCTCCAGCTTTGTCAGCTCCTGCCGCTCTGGCATTTTACCTTCCCAGGGAGGCAGCTTCTCTGCCCGGCACTGATCGAGAAAATATTGGACTTTCAGATAACCACGATCATCCTCTTTTAACCGTGCAGCACCTACAGCGCCAATCCAGGTTGGAAGAGTAAAATCTCCATCGTCAATGTTGAAAGAGTCAAAGAAATCGGTCATATTTTGATTGAAATATTCATTCTTGACAATGTAGTGGTTGATGGTGATATTGCTTCCGTTTGGCCGAATCCCGATCACCAACATGGGATTTCCTGCTTTGCTTTCTTTTTCTTCTACACTAACAATTTCCACCCGATAATTACCAGGGAAGAGGCGGGGGCGTTTTTCCCTCTGATAGCTGTCCCAGTTACTCATTCTTCAAATCCTCCTTGCAGATTTTATAATGTTTGCAGGTAAGGCAAAACCCATTACAGGTCTTGCGGCTCTTGATAAAATGAATCCACCACTTAGGCATATTTGCTCCTCCAGTTCTGGCAGTACAGGTCCACCAGATTTGCTTTATCCAGCCATTTCATGAACTGCCGGACGATGGTTTCAATGGGCTCGGTGTCCTCCGGCAGATATGCCTCCCGATATACATAGCTGCCGTCGCTGATGATGTACTCAAATTCCCGGACCTCCGGGCATAGGTAGAAGTACATGGGGTGCTGGGGACTGTCAAGGTATTTTCCTACACGGTATTTTGTGCTGAATTTTGTATCGTAGATAACCCCAGCTTTCAGAAAGTCAAGGATTCCGTAGCACACAAATTCTACGCCATCCACCACTAAAGGCCTGGATGCCTTGACCTGATACTGGCTCTGGGTGATGATTTTGCAAATCTCCACCACCGGCCTGTACCATTCCTGATCTTGGGTAATATCTGCCCCTTCACTGACCGCGTGGACCATATTCTCAAACCGGATACCGTCCAGCATGGCCTTTGACTGGGGCTTTTTCTCCCGGCGCAGGGCAGAGAGAAATTCCTCACCATCCCCACCTTTGAGGGCGTATTGCCAGGAAGACAAAAGGCTCTGCGTCAGCAGAAACTTATTGCTTTGCCCACTCATAGGCTTTCGTCTCCTTGTTGTAGACGATCCCCAGTTCTTTGATTCGCTCCGTTAGCGCCGCTTTCAGCTCCCGCTCACTGGTCAAGGCATGGGTCAGTCCTTTGATTGCACTCATGGCCTCGACTACATTTTCCGGCTTCTCGATGGTCTCAATGGCCAGCTTCCCAGCCGCCATCGTTTCCTCATACTGCTCCTGATGAGGCTTAAGAGCCTCTTTTTCGGCGGCGATATTTTCCTTGACCTTGGCAAACAGCTTCGTCAGAAAATCGTTCGGCTCTCCATCCTTCAGTTCCGGGACCTTGACCAATCCCTTGATACCGTAGGCGCTCTTAGCGTTATAGTTCATGGTTGGGGTAAAGCCCAGATACCGTTCGCCGTTGACGATATGTAGATAGGCCCCCAGGTCGGCAGGCTGCCAAACCAGAGTCTTGGTAGAACCCTCACACACGATGTCATAGAACACGTCATCGCCCTGCCGATCCTTGGAAGCGTGGAACAGGAACACTACATTGAATTTCTTGCGCAGCTCGGCGGATAGGCGGAGGAACTCGGTCTTGACGAATCCGTAGCCCTGCTGGCTGAACCCGCCGCTTTTCTTGCTGGCGGATGGCTCATTCCGCATGGCCCAATCCTTCATCAGATCGATCAAGGCCCCGCAGGTATCGATGACTACCGTCTTATAGTGCCCCTCAAAGCTCTTAATGTCAGACAGCAGTTCCTCATAGGTTTTGACCATGGAACTGTCTTTTCGATGCTCTGGCTTGACACGGGCCATACCCTCATCAGCGTCTACCAGAACCACATCCGGTGCGGACAGAGACAGTGTAGTTTTGCCAACGCCCGGAAGGCCGCTGATAATCATGATGATGTTTTTGTTGGAAAAATCCATGTTTTCAGGCTTGACGATCATTGATCTTTATCCTCCTTAATTTCTACCAGGTCAAATCCCTGGATTATAATTTGGGAAACGATGTATTTTGCTGTCATCCCGGTCTCTCGCTGGAGCTGCTTCACCAATACCTCCGCATCTCTGTCCAACTTGACTACTCCGCAAAATGACGGCTCTGGCCGGTGGACGGTCAAAATAATCTTCTTATCCATCTGGCATCCTATCTCCCCATTTTTCTTCTTCGATATATTCTTTTTGCTCGTCACATCTGTCAGCCTCGTATGATATGGCCCATGTAGGATATCCGTACCGCTGAATCGCTGTAACGTCTGGATGTTCAATGTCACACATCACAGCGCCCACCCTACCAGCAGAGAGCACATAAAGATCATGCTAGACACCACCAGGCACCGCCTCACAATGCGGTTCATGCGTGCCTCACGCTCCCGGCGGCACTGATAGCAATATTCTCTAGCGTCGTGGTTTCGCTCCACCAGAGAGCGTCCGTCCTCAATGTACTTCACTTTTTCCGCCTCTTTTCTATAAATTCCGCCACAGCGAGGGCGGTACAGATCACGATGCACACCATGCACACCACGGATAAAAATTCAAACAATTCTGATTCCTCCCAGTGTCATCAAATAGAACCACTGCTCCTGAGTAAGGCGTACCTCCTGCTCGTCCAGGAGCTTTGAAATAGAGCCATCGCCGCATCCGATCTCATGGGCAAGGCCCCTTTGCGACAGCCGGTGCCGCTCCATAGCCCGCTGGGTGATACGACGGATGACCTCATTCGGTGTCATCATCTGTCCGCCTCCCCATGTATCGAATTAAATCCTCAAATGTCATCCCATAAACCTGTTTGTTGAGCCAATCCATTTGGTTTTTGACTGACTCGCCGAGTTTTCCCAGTTCCTCAATGGTGTTGCGGCGTCCAATTTTTGTCTCTTTCTCTGCCATATTTTTTTCCTTTCCGGCTTGACAGAGAACAGATGTTCTAGTATGATATATCCATCAAGCCTAATTGGTCTGGTCAGTTAGGTTTGCCAGCCTCGTCAGGTGTGCCACCACCTGGCGGGGCGATTTTTATAACAGGTTTGGTAATCGGTTTTCTTCTCTCTGCCCATAGTTATATGCCAGCAGAATTTGTACAGCGTACTTTCTGGAACCGGATGATCTGTCCACCTGTGCGTCTCTAATTAAGTCATTTGGATGCTTCCTGCTTAGTTTTTGGATCAATATATCCTCTTTCGCCTGTTCTTTGTACGTCCGAAGGAAAAGGCCAAGCCCCTTCAAAATTTGCGCCTGTGCGCCAGCCGGGTCCCCGTTCCACGCGCCTTTTATAACGCGGATATACATCGCATACAGTTCGTTATCGTTAATTGCAAGAAACTCGTTCCATAGAGTGCTGACTGCTACAACAGCGTTTTTAGCCTTGTTTCCGGTCCACGAAATTTCGAGGCCGTTAGCCTCTGTAATCCTCTGGAAATCGATTGACTGTTTATCCCCATAGTTTCCAAGGACCCGTATTTTGTCGGTCAGTGTGACGCGGCTCGTTGTCCCTCTCTGATTAATGAACATATTTGCTGCGTCCATCTTTGTCATTCCGTTATAGACCCGGCACTTTACGCAGAGATCACGACCGGCGTTTCTGGCCTTTAAAACCTTCATGGTCATCTGACCGTCGAAGCAGTAATACTTTCCATCGATCAGAGCAACGCTGATAGGCTGGATGAGATTCGGATCGAATGTACGCATAATTTTATTGAACTGTGCCCGTCTCCGATTTACGTCTCTCTGGCCGAGGTCGTCAATCAGAATATCCTTTGTGTTGAGGTCTAAAAGCTGAACTTCAATCTTCTGTGCCATTCTCATTCACCATCCTTACCATGTCCTTATATTTAGTAATGACCTCAACGCCTCTGTCCAACTCTCTCATAGCAGCATCACGCCCAGCAGGGATATCAAGCATTTCCCGATGGACAAGAACCATGTGCTGCTTTAGGGACGCATCCAACGCTTTGATAGCCGTGTGGATTAGCTCTTGAAATTCTGCCACAGTGAAGGGTGGAGTCGGCTCCACCGGCGCTACCTTTGGGATTGGGCGAAGGATCGCCCTCACTGTGTCCGTATCGCCTTTTTTGATAGCTTCCACAACCTCGCGTTTCTTTTCCTCTGGAGCATTGCGGATTTCAGAGATAACGGACTTGGGGGCTTTCACAGAACCGGATAGGACGGCCTCTTTGATACCAGGAGAAACCTTTTCGGCCTCATCAAGTCCGCGCCCAAACTCTACAGCTCTTCTTACTTCGCTTTCTTTAATTCCGTGTTCTTTCGCTACAACTTTTCTGGCCTGAAACATCTCTCCCGAACTGTTTGGTAATTGGTCGTTTTGGCCATTTACCACTTTCACATACTGATTTCCCCGAAATCCATCGGCGGCTCCATGCGTTTTGACAAGCGCATCATGTTCTTCTTTGAGAAGGTAATCGCGTTGCGCCAGTGTCACATTCCTTCTCCCCAACTGGTTCCGGCACATCCAAACAATAGCGGCCCACTTATCAGAGAAGTCCATCTGCTTCACTTTGAAAGGGATTTCAGGATGCTTCTGGACAATTTTGTAACGGTGGTGGCCGTCAATGATAGTGTTGTGCCATACCACCAGCGGTTCCCGAACTTCTCCATCCGCAACAATATTCTCTTCCAGTTTGGAGAACTCGTCTGCTGACAAAGGCGGTATTTTGTCCCGAAATTCAGGGTCAATTGTTAACTGCCTCAATTTTAAATTTCCTCCTTGTATTCCGTCCCGCACCATGCTAAAATACAAGGTGCTAGGACGTGTCCTGTTCTTCCGCCCTCATCCGTGCGCTACCACGGGTGGGGGCAATTATTTTGTTGCTGACAAAGCCACACTCAAAATAGTCTGTAAGCCGGATAGTCTTTCGTTTACGATTCGCTCAATCCCATCCGCTGCCAGCTCCTCAACCTCCCGCAGCTTGTAAGTAGGCAGGTCTCCCCGTTTGTACTTCACCAGTAGCCCCGGCGAGATGTTATAGGCCCAGCTTCCAGTTTCCTGATTCTGTACCCCAAATCCAAAGGGTGCCCTCTGCTCCTGGAGTGCTCGGTACAATGTAGCCGTAGACCACCCGATGAACTGGGCCGCCAGATAGGCCGGAACATTGGCGTGTGATAAAATCTCCTCCTCGCTGATTGGTGAGGTTTCTCGTTTCTTCATGGTATCCTCCTTTCTGGTCATTTTATTGGCCGCTTCCTTCATATTTACCTCCGTTCCCTGTCGTGGTATACTGGTGGAGAAGGGAGGTAAAGTCGTGGATATTTTAAGTACAATCGTAGTTCTCGTCCCAAGCGTTCTGTCTTTGTGCATATCTGGAATTTATGCTTATATCGCCCTAAAGAAAGTGAAAGAGCCGCCGAAAGACGAGATATGGGAGACAGCTACTCGCATCATGTGTTCGTCAGGGCAAAGTACATATGCCGACGAGTTCATAGAACTTTATGTTCAACTGAAATTTTTCAAAGAACATCAGGATTTATTCCCCAATATCAAGCCGATCTCTGGCCTGATGGAAGAATACGAAGAACAGAAGAAGGCCATTAGTAGGGCCGTCGGCCCTCGTTGATTTTCCAGAGATTTAATGCAATATCCAACATGACCTTTGAGATTTCTGCCAGATTATCTTCAGGCAATATCCCTGTGGACCGCTCGGAAAGTAGTTGCAGCTGCTTTTCGAGCGTTTCTTTTATCTGTTGGTTATCCATCCCTCTCACCCCCTTCCCCTATTCACTGTCCCGTTTTATTGGACAGGTTCCGTGCTATCATGATCGCACTTCTGGATTTCCAAAATTTCCCGGATAGCCTGAACAACCTTGGGGGTGGAGAGCTGGCCGGTCTTGATCTTGTACATATAAGAATCATCAAAATACAAGCCAGTCCTGTTTCGAACTTCCTCAATTAACCAGGTCTGCGGTTTGTCTAAGTCAATCAGCCGCTTCCCGATGTCCTTGCCGAACGCCGTAAGTTGTGCCATTCCATTGCTCACCTCCCTATATCGTGTTGTTGACAATTACGGAAAGTTGTAATATACTTATCTTGCCACAGATAATAAATACAGCCGTCCGTACTTCATGTGACTATAATATTACTGTTCGCTGTAAAAGTCAAGTAAAAAGTACGGTCATCTGTAATTTTGCCTTTTTGCACAAATGCCGGGAGGAATTATGGAAGATTTGTACAAGCATATAGAAGGACTTGGAAGGGAACACGGTTATAAGAACATGACTGTTCTCTGTAAGGCTGCCGGGGTTCCCCGTTCCACGATGTCGGAATTAAATAATGGGAGAAGCAAAGACCTTTCCAAACCAAACGCCCAAAAATTCGCAGATATTCTGGGAATTACTCTGGATGAGGTATATGGAGAAGAAACAAAAAAAGCGCCCACCCAAGAGGATGAGCGCGAGATAACTTTTGATGATTTTACTTTTGCGATGCAAAACGAAAGCAAAGACTTGACCGAGGCAGATAAGCAAATCCTTCTATCAATGGCAAAACAGCTTAATGATGCAAGGAAGAAGAGAAATGGAGAATCTAAATAGCCTATATAAATGGTTAGACCTAGAGGGAGTCTTTGTATTTGATAGGAGGCTCCCGTTCAGCAAAAAGGATTCTAAAGCGACCACTCTAAAGCTAAAGCCTCCTTATGAAACTTGGGGCATATTTCTTGACAAGAAAAGGTTGAAAACAAAGGCAGAGGAAAAATCCGCTGTGCTTCATGAGTGTGGGCACTATGCAACGGGAGCCACCCATGAAGTAAACAGTCCGTTCGATCTTGTTGCGAAGCATGAATACAAAGCAGACAAATGGGCTGTCGAACGGGCGCTGTCAGTCGATGAACTAGACGATGCTGTGGCAGAAGGTCATACAGAAATTTGGGATCTAGCTGAGTATTTTGGAGTAACTGAGGACTTCATGCGAAAGGCCGTCTGTTGGTATACCTACGGGAATTTGGCGACGGAGTTGTATTTTTAGGTATAAGAGCAAGGGAGAGTTCCTCGTGAAAAATATTCTCGGTCGTTTTCGTTCTTATTTGCATGAAACGAAAGAGTTAAATCGGATATATTATGAGCAAGAAGCTTTTAGTGATGACATAAAAGAAATACAACAAGATAAAGAAAGAACATCAGAGATTGAAAAATACGGAAAAGAAAGGAAAGCTTTACTATGCTATAAATGGTGATTTATCTAAAGCAACTGTTCACTGCCACAAACACGGAAAATTTGCAGAGCTCATATTCTCCGTTGTAGGAAGAACCTTTTTAATTTCAAAAATTAATACTTTAGGGCAGGATAGAAAGCTGTTTACTTTATACGATTGTAGTTGGCATTTTACAGACTATGCAGATTTTTCTTAAAAAATAAAAGCCCCCGGTGCTACCAACACCGAGGGCGGGCCGTAGATGCTACCAACATCAACGGGAAGCAAAGCACCCCAAACCGATAAATCCAAGGCACCTTTGCGCCCTTTTATTGTATCATACTGGGACCACGGGTGCAACCATAAAAAGGAGGAGCACCATGAAGCGAGCAAATGGGACCGGAACTGTGGTCAAACTATCCGGTAACCGGAGCCGTCCATACTGTGTCAGAATATCCCAGCGAGATAAGCGTGGATATGTAATCCAAACAGCCGTCAGTTACCACGCAAAGGCCGCCGAGGCACAGGCCGCCCTGGATGAATTAGTCAAGAAAATCCAAGCTGGGAATCATATCAGCGCCGATACAATCAATACGACATGGGGGCAGGCTTATGAGATATGGTCCGCTCGAAAGTACAGGATAGCTGGACCTGCCTCCGTGGCATCCTATAAAGCCTCCTGGAGCCGTGTAGGGGCTCTAGCTGACCGGAAGGCCAGGAGTATTACTATTGATGATCTCCAGGCTATCATTGACCAGGATGCGGCGGATGGTATGTCTAGCTCGTCCATTAATAACGACTGCATCCTTATCAAAGCTCTGTTTAAATTTTTAATGGAACGTGACATTGTTGCGAAGGACTACTCCGCTTTTATTCAGGTCCCGAAGGTCGGTCCGAAGCATACCAAAGGTGCCTTTGACGACCTACAGATGGCAAGACTGGAGAAGTTGGCTAAAGAAGGATTCCCATGGGCTGACACGGTGCTCATGCTCTGCTATACCGGCCTCCGCATCAACGAGTTTTTGTCCCTCACTCCATTCAACTTTGATCCAGACACAGGATGCTTAACTGGCGGCAGCAAAACTGAAGCTGGGAAGGGTAGGACCGTTCCTGTTCATCCAAAAATCCGTCCATACTTTGACCGTTGGATGGCAGATCAGGCAGATACTATTATCCATCAGGACGGAAATCCCGTATCAGACAGATGGTATCGGGCCTCCGCATTCAAAGGTGTCATGGACGCTCTGGGGGTGCCTGATGCCACACCACACTGGTGCCGCCACACATTCGTAACCAGAGCTAAAATAGCTGGGGTAGATGAGATGGCCCTAAAGTTCATTGTCGGACACTCCCAGCGGGGAAATATCACCGCGCAATACACTCACCCGGACCCCGCCTGGCTTGCCACCGAGATGGCAAAAATTGCGTAAAAAATAATCACCAGAAACCAGGCGTTAGTAACGGGTTAGTAACACGGTTAGTAACAAAAGTCGGGAAAGTGCTGATATACCGGCACTTTTCTTTTTTGAAAATTTAAGAAGTTCTTAAATTTTTAATCGATTATCTTCATATATCGAGAGCAAAAGTTATCTTCCAGTTTATAAATTCTCATTTTCTTCAACTTTTTTCTCTATATCATATCACACAAAATCTTGCGTTAGTAACAAATCCGCCCCCCTTTTATAGGGGGCGGACTAGTTTAGAGGGTCCGAATTTTCCGCATAACACCTTCGTAGACACGTGGGTTTACTGTGTGGAGCGTGTCCATCAGGTCATCCATGATGGACCACGCCGCGCCTTGATCTTTGCCATAGACAGTGCGTAGAAAATCACTATCTCCGTAGTCCTCAACCACCGAGGAATACTCGGCATCTGCCGAGGTAGCAGAGTAGGCCGCCTCATAGGGCACTTGGCGCTCCTGACGGTCCATGCGGTCCCGAATGGTATACAGGTTGGCCAGCTTTGCGTAGGCCGGGTAGCTAGATTCTCCGTACTCCAGACGGGCAATCTCAATGTCTATCTCCTTGCGGTCAAGCATGGGGGACACCCCCTATCAGTCTCGGCCCAGCTCGCTCATAAAACGGCGGATTGCTTCACGCTCTCGGTCAGTGGTGGCATTTTCCATCATCTCACGAGCCTGTTCCATCATAGCCTCTTTAGCATCATGGCGGCTATACCCTCCATCTCTGCTATAGTCACCACGGTTGTTATAACCGTCTCGGCTATAGTGGCCTCGAACATAGTGCTTACCACGATTAGCATAACTGGAGCCACGATTATAGGAGCCGCGTCCCTCCCAGTCGCCCGCCTCAGAGTAGCCACCGTCCTCCTCCAGAGCGCAGATTTTATCGATGTTCTTGATGGTATCAGTCAGCTTGTGGACGGTCTCCAGATCACCAGCAGACATTTCAGGCTTGCGGGCAATCTCGTCCAGTTCGTCCTGGAGCTTATCCTTCAGCTCGTATAGTGCTTTCATAGTATCCTCTCCTTTCAGGCTACACGCTCAACAATGAAGTTACTGTTGGCTACTAAAATAGGCTGTGTACTGGTGTTTTTTGCGGCAACAGTGACACAGCAGCCACGGGGGACATCTACCACAGCGGAGACATAGATATTAAAGAAATTCTCCACAGCGGCAGGGGTAACAGTGGCGGTGGATGCGGTCAGCGCCTCACCATTGATGGAGATTGCCGCAGTGATGGCCTCCACGGTCCCGCCGTCAGGGATGGCGATATTGGCGCCAAAGGAGACCTTGAACTTCGCCCGACACTGGTTCGTAAGCCCCCGAAGAGTCACCAGTCCAGCACCCTCCCGATGTACGATGCAGGGCTTGCTCGTGTTGGCCTCCTCGGTAAAGGGCACGTTCTGACCAGCGGCAACGGTTACGATTGCGCTATTTGTGTACTCGGCCAAAAAAATCATTCCTTTCAAAAAGATTAGCGGCGAGGCTATTGCCCCGCCGCATAGTTCAAAATCGGCACGGGGCCGAACATTCCGGTCATGCCGGAAAGTTGATGTATTGGGTTTTAGCAGCAGCCGCCGCAGGGATTACACCCACAACCGGCATAAGGGTTGGGCACCTGATAGGCCGGAACAGGCATGGGGTTGATGCGGCGGATCAGTTCAGCGGTCTGGGCCTCCTGATTGGCGGTGAAGAAAGCGTTCTGTGCCGCCTGGGAAGCCTGGAACTTCAGGCTCTGGTTTTCAGCCGTCAGAGTAGCAATCTTGTCCTGAGTCAAAAAGTCGAGGATCGCACGGCTGTTGGCGTTCTGGTTGTCGATGATGTCCCTGGTGCTGTTCTGGATGGTATTCCGGGTATCGCAAGCCTGGGTAGCCATGTCGTAGCGAACGCCCTGGATTGCTGCCTGGGTAGCCGCGCCCTGGGTGGACAGGTTATAATTCACGCCGTCCACTGCCCGCTGGGTCTGGCAGCAGCAGTCCTGGAGCTGATAGCCGAGATTGCAGATAGCATTATCCACACCATGGAAGCCGTTGGTTACGGCGGAGAGGATACCGCTCTGGCCGGTCTGGAGACCGTTCAGCGCAAAGCCCTCGTTGATGTCGGCTCTAGTAGCCCAGCCCTGACCGGAGGGAGAGCCCAGGCCATTGCCGGAGTTACCACCCCAGCCGCCGCCATAGCCGCCCCAACCGAACATACCGAAGATCAAGAACAGAATAATCCAGGAGGCCCAATCGCCTCCCCAGCCGCCGAAACCGCCATTCCCGCCCTGATAGGCAGGCTGCACGGGCATGGTCATTACAGCGCCGTCAGAAGAAAGACTCATTGTGTTATCTCCTTTTTTGATTTATTTTCAAAACCGTGGCCACGGATTTTGATTGAAGTTATTTACCAAACATTCCCCTCATCCCCTCAAACATCCCTGACATCTGCTGGGCTTGTTTCTGGACCTGGTTAAGCTGATCTTGGGAAATGCGGCCAGATGACACCATCTCTTGTATCATGGCGTTGGGGTCCTTCCCCTTCATCTGGTTCATGAACTGCTGGAATTGCTGCATCATATTAGGCTGACGATTGCCGCCCATAGCGTTGAAAAACGGATTCATTCAGCATCCTCCTTCACAGATTTCTTTTTTACAGGGGCCGTCTCTTTGGCGCTCAGAGCGTCCACACGGGCCGCAAGAGCGTCCAGGTCATCCTTGGTGGCATAGCGGATAGAAGGCTCCTGCGTGGCTGCTGGGGCCGTCCTTGTGGCATTGCTGCGTTCCACCAGATCATAAATTTTGATGCTGGGCTTTCCAGAGGCATCCGCCTGCTTGAGATAAATAGTGGGGCTGTTGCTGTCCCATAAAGCAACGGCACTGTTTGGGGCCACCAGATATCCCATGGCCTCCTGCTCTCCATTCACCCAAACCATGGACTGCCCATTTTGCTGGGACTGTACGGGCGGCATTTGTGGTCCTTGCATGGGAGGTTGGAACTGCTGCCCACGGAGCTGGGCCAGTTGGTCCGGCATGGGCGGCTGGTAGTACATGGGCTGATAGCCCGGATAGTAAGGTGTAGGTGTATAGGCCATATCACGTCATCCTTTCCAGTAATACAAAACTTCCTTTTCCCCAGAATCCCATGTATCCAGAATCGTCCCGTCGATAATACAGACCACATGGGAATTCAGGCCGAGAAGGTACACACCGCTTCTATGGGTCCTGGCAAACTCGTTCACCGTTGTGTGAGGCGGGGCCGGTCTTCGCTCTAGACCATACTTGCTCAGATAGCTCCTCCATACCTCGTTGGAGCTTGGCATATCTTTCAGGAGATACCCTTCCAGGCACAGGCCTATGTAGGTGGTGTCCCAGGCCTGGTCCAAAGCGGTGGAAATAGCTCTAACCGTGCAGTCTCCCACATTCCTGTTGTAAGGGTTTTCGTTGTGCCAGGAATACCTCTCCGTTGTTCGCATGGCGGCTTTCCACCTCATTCAGATACTTTTCCAAACCATAATCATCCCCCTGTGCCCGAAACCACATAATGGTTTCCCTGGCGCAATCGGGCCGGATGCCAGCGGCAATCAATCTCTCTAACGGGGTCATATATCACACGTCCTTTGTATAAAAATAAGGAGTCCGTGAGGAGGGCGGCGACGTGTACCAACCCTTGATCCTCACGTCCTCCATGTCTATATTGTCGCATAAAAATTCCCCGGCTGGGTACGGTCCCAGTCGGGGTTGTGTACGTTTTATGTACGGTTTGTGTAGAGCTTGGCGGATACATTTTTCACCCGTTCCAAAATATGTTTGAGGTGGTCTCCCACAGTAGCCCTGCGCCATCCAAGCTCCGCCGCAATATCTATCTGACACCATTTGTCAATAAGATATCGTCTGGCGATCAGTTCGTCGTCCCGGTGGAGTGCGGCCTCATGGATGGCCTCCTCTAGTTGAGAGCGCAAGAGCTTGTCAAGCGATTCCGGTAGCTTTACTCTTGCGCTCATTTGTTCACGTCCTTATCTTTTGATTGCCGCCGCTACGGTGGCCAGCTCCTGCCTCGTAACAAATCCTTGGGGCCTTTCAATGGTCCCTCCAACATCGGTCATTACTCCTGTATCAATAGCCTCCTGGATATACGGCTTTGCCCAATCAGAGGCCGGTTGATTGTTCCGTCTAGCCAGCCAGTTTTCCATCATGGTATCAAACTGATCCTGTGTCATCTCATCCTCTCCTTCCATCCATCGGGCCACATCCGTCCGGAAATCGTCCATGGTTTTGCCGAATTTAGGGAACCAGTGAAGGACATCCCCGTGGTTACTGGCAATCCCTCTGCGGTAGCCCTCCTGATGGCAGATTACCACTCCGTCAGCCAACGGGTCCAGGTTATACTCCTTGCAGAGATAGGCTATCAGTTCCACGGCCTCCTGGTACACCGCCTTAAAATAGCTGGCATCCTCCAGGCCGTCCTCGCTGATTTCAAAGGAAATGTGGGTATCATTTGCACTGCCGTTCTTTCCTCGGCCACAGTGCCAGCCCCTCCAGTTCCAGGGCAGGGTCTGGACCGTACCCACCGATCCGTCTGCAAAGAGGCCTACAAAGGCGTGGGCGCACTTTTCCAGTCCGGGCCTGTCCCAATCATTCCCGTACTGATTCCGACCAATTACATCATCTCCGGGCACATAGCGGGCCACAGAGGGGTTATTAGCCCCAGTCGAGTGTACCATTACCCCCTGTGGCCGGATGGTCCTCCCAGTCCTGTAACAGTCGTTCTTGGTCAAATACTGTTTTCGTAATCTCATGGTCTTCCTCCATTGACATATCAGGGCGTGTGCTGTAATATGCGGATAAGGGAGTGATAAAAATGCATGATTACAAATTGCTTTGCCACTTTTTGAGGCAGGCAGAAACTGCTTTCAGCCTATCAGTGGACACAAACCAGGAATTTTCTGCACTAGCAGACAAGTTCGAGTCCGGCAATGCCACAAACGAAGACCGGGAAATGGCCCTCAGAATCCTGACAAATGCCAGGGAGAACTTTTCCTCCATGCCGGACAGCGAGGAGAAAATGACTGGGATGTTAGAGACCGCCCTGATTATTCAACAGCTAAATATGGAGCTAAAGGCACCCTGATTGGGTGCTTTTTTATTATTCTCTTTCCGCTTCCTCTTTGGCGGCCTCATCCTCCGCCACGCCAGCAGCCACGGCGGCGGCAAATGCCTCCTTGTCAGGGTAGGCGGCGGCCAGCTCCTGACCGTGACGGCCAGTAAACTCACGCATCTCCCTGGCCTCCTCGTGGGTAATCTCAGGGTGCTTCTCCCGGAGCATAGCCATGCCTACGGTAGCCAGATCGGGGGCATCGTTCTTCTCGGTGATTTCGTACAGTTCATACAGTAGTTCAGTGTTCATAGTTCAATCTCCTTTGTAGTCAAAAATATGTTGTTATTCCTTCATCTGCTTGATGGCCTGGTTGACACCAGTTGCCGCCAGACCGCTTACGATGCCCACAGCAACGGCGGTCAGCGGGTCCGTGGCCGGGAAATCCTGGAGGCCGGTATACAGCGCCGCTACGCCCAGAACGCCCCCACACAGGCCCACGATAGCCGGGATGTACTTGTTATCCAGACCGGACGATTTGACGATCAGTCCCACCAGATAACAGATGACGGTAATGGCCGCCACACTCGCAATGCCAAAATCCATATTTTCACCTCCCATCCCATTGACTTTTGTCGAAAAAATGATATAGTGGATATGTCCTTCGGGACCCGTTGCCCCGCCTATCATTCACCTCGATTTGGGGCGACGGTTTTTATATTCTTTTATCCTCCCGATTTGGGAGGATTTTTTATAGCCCGATTCTCGCCAGCATGAACGCAATCACAGCCGCCAGCACCGCCCAAATGGCCTTGTCCACAATGGCATCCCAGCGCTTGGCCGGTTTCAACTCACAGGATTCCTGTTTGGCCAGCACCTTCTTAATGTTGGCATCCATCCCATTTAACTTTTCGTCCAGCCTTGCGTCCCGCGCAATCTGTTGTCTCTGCCAATCATAAAACTTAGCGTGGAAGTCTTTGGAATCCTCCCGCCATTCTTCCAGGGCTTTGATTCTTCCCTCCAGCTTGGCGGCCTCCGCCTTCCCTATACAATCCCGCTGTGGGTCTAAGATACATTTTTCATCCATCGTACACCTCCCACGCCTGGGCGTACTCCTCTGGTGAAAAGTTGGTGTCTTGTTTGCACCGATATGTCTTGCCGTCAGTATAGATCATGTACTCCCCGACCCTATACATATCATGGGCACCCTGAACAGGCACAAAGGGGCGGGCCGTCTCAGGGCTTGTCCCATGAAGGGGCCGCCAGAAGGTGAACCAGGCGGAGTTATCCGGCTTGATGTCAGGGTGGGTCGCATTGTCGTGCGCCTGAAAGCACTCCCAAGTCTGGCCACCGTTATTTCTGATGTCGTCTACCTGATATTTGCCCTCCGTCCAGTCCTCATACAGACCGGAGGCCCGGATACGCTTGTCGTCGGTGTCAACGGTCGCCCCGGCCAAGGTCTGCCGGGACACATAGATAGCGGATGCCAGTGCGTCGTACAAATTGCTCACAGTGTAAGCCCCCTCTCAATGGCGGTCTCAATGCTGGATACCCTGTCCTCAAGGGTGGGCTCCGGCTCCGGTTCAGGCTCCGGCTCAGGGACGATTCCGGCAGTCATGGCGATAACAGTCTGGCCATCCACCTCGATATCCACAAAGGGGAAGGTATCAGGCACTGAGATGCCAGGAGGGACCTCCGCCCACCCTTTCGGGATGGTATTCAAATTACAGGTTTGGTTGCGGTGCGCCCCATTTTCCAGGGGCTGGATTTCGATGATTAGCATGGAAACCTCCTTTTAGCCGATGGCATAATAGTAATAGGTAGTTCCTGTACCATTTAACTGGTCGCTTCCACTTCCGGTAAAATTTATATACCAAGAAATAGTGGACCCCTCTCTCTTCATCAGGGTATATTGAGTTGCAGTTGTTCCTCCATATTTCCAGCTTATTTTTTCGTATGTATCGCCTAAAAATATAGGCAATGCAAAATATAAATAGTTTCCTTTTGTCCCTTTACACCCATCTGTATCGCCGACTATAAATAGTTTAGGCTCAAAAGGGAGTGTCAAACTGCATGGGTTATTGATCCCGTAGGTGCCGGTCCCCACATAACTGCCAGTCTCTACTCTCAGTGGTAATACGGAGTTTTCAAACGGTATCCCCAAAAACTGATACTCATACCCATCATGGATGCCGCTGTCGGGGTAGGCGTTGCGGTTGGAGGAGCGGACGTATTCCCAAGGACCATCATGTAATTCCTTTTTTCCTGTAACGGTTTTAGCAGGTATAGCCTCTGCTACATAGGTATAGTCCTCGCTATCCGCACTGTTCTGTTTGCCAGTTGGAGCTCCCGATGCATAATAGATAACATTCGCTGGGGTAGTCTTATAATCTATATTGCCCCAGTTGCCATGCGCTACACTGTTTACTTGTTTCGTTAGATAAAAGTATTTTCCTTGTAGCACTTGAAGATTTGAGCCTATTCCGTTTGGAGTAAAAGTCAAAACTTGTGGATTATTTAAAGTAACACTTAAATCCTCATGTACAGTTACTGTTGGAGAATACCTAATATGGTTTGTTGGCGTATATGAACCAGAATTAGGTCTACCCTGCCACTCAACACACTGTATTTGCTCGGCACCAAGATTCGGTACAAGAGCAAAACCAGAAGTTCTTCTCTTCCACCAATACTGATTATATTTCCCTAAAAAGACCAGCACATCATCTGGGACATTATCTACGCCCAGCCCAAACAAAGCCGCTGTGGTGTCCTTTAAAAGAGCGAACTTGTTGATAAAGGTGCCTTCTGTGTACACCTTTCCAGGGGCCGGGATTATCTCGTAAATATCGTCTGTCCCATCTACTTTTGTAAGCTGAAAGCGATTTGGGTATTGTACGTTTCTGTCGTCCATTTGGTCCTCCTTTCAGCCGATGGCAAAGTAGTGATATGTGGTACCATTTGCGTTTAGTTGATGTTCACCGCTACTTGATGAATACCATGACACAGAATTTCCGTTGATTGTAACAAACTGTGTGGTCGTGCTATCTGATCTAGTATACATACTAACATTCATATTTTTATAATCATTATCCCATAGTATTATATTAGGCAAAGAGAGATCTACACCACCCGTAGAAACCATCCTAAAAACTCCCCAAATTATTGGAGTAAACGGAAATGTTAACGTATTTGGGGATGAACTCAAAAACGTCCCCGTTCCAATGTAGCTGCCCGTCATAATCTTCGGCGATCCTGCAATTCCACCTGCAATTCCACCTGCAATCGCATCCGATATTGCATCCTGAAACTTCTCGTTAAACTTCGCCATCGTTGGTTGGTCCGTTTCAACAAACGGTGTAAAAGCCATCAGCTAATCACTCCTTCCGCTTTCATATTTCCATATAGTAGCAGATACCATGTGGCTACCTGCCAATTCTTCCATTCAGTATTCATGGCATCCAGTTCCGCCCAGTTTCTTCCTAGATTACTACCCGCACTTGGCAAGGGGTTATATCCACTCCAAAAGGTGTACGCATTGGACCGCTTGAAGGCACGAACCACCTGCTCGATGGTCAACCGAATATCTATTAGTATCTGCTCAATATTGTTGGCCTCGATATACGTCAACAGTTCCATGCTCTCCGGTGCCTCTGGCGTAGTGGACAGCAAGTCAATGGTAGAACGTAGAGCGGAAACATTCGCAAGATATCTCTCCATCAGATCAACGGTTGGAATATCATCTTCATACCAGGTGTAAGGGTCTTTTTCCTCGCCGGGTTCGGGTTCTAGTTGTGGACCTGCAACAAATGAGCCTGTCCCGGAATTTCGATAGAACGTCTTACTGACTTCATCCCATAAACAGGCTATTCCTTCTCCATCCAGGGCTGGCCGAAAATCATGGATTAGCGTGTCGTTATCATAAATCTGACAACGATAAAGTTTTGCGGACAGTTTTCTCTCGTCTACCTCTCCCCCTGAATCAAGCGCCAAAAGGCAGAGGTTATACGGACAGTTAAACGTTGCCGCTCCATTGGTAATGGTCGTATCTCCAAATTTGCAGACATTTTTGTTTTTGTCTATAACAACGTGGGACAAAACTTTTGATACCGTAGTTTCTGTTCCAGTCGTATTAAAATCAGACCGAATTGAACTAGCAGACATCTCCCACAACACAAAGCTACCTACTCCATTTGCTGTACGCGCGCCAAAGAAAGGGTAAACGCCGCCTTTTAATGCCTCAATATCCATAATGACCCGGCTGTTATTCGTTGGTTTATGCCCTGTATCGATATACTGTGTCCCGCTGCTTTCAATGTACTCTAAGTAGGTGATACCCTGATTCCCACCATGGGGTATCTCTATCCTCTGATAGCCCGTGCTGTAACCGTACTGACGGAACTGCTGGTCCAATTCCTCCATCGCCGCCGTTACTCGGTTCAGGTCGGAGGCGTTGTAGGTGCCCTTCAGACCGGAAGACCACTCCACTTTTTCTTCTGGTGACATTCTGGACCAGCCTTTGTCATGGAGGGTTTTCCAGCGGATTACATCCGCCTGAGTGCGGTCAGTGATTAACGTATCAAGAATGCTCACGTTCCTATCGCCTCCACGTTTGCCGCAACAGTATTAGAAAGCCTGATCTCCATCTTTGCGACATTTCCTGTGTTGGTCCCGTCCCAAGCATTTGGCATAGTCAGCACATCTCCAAGTTTCTCACCGGCCCATACGATTTTTGCCTTGTTGGTGCTACGCCTTAGGTAGTAGTCATAAACACGTTGCGCCACTTTCTGACCGATAGATGGAGAGACTAACGTCGCATCTGTGATTTCTATCACATTTTGCTTGTCCGATGCCGTTATGTTTGGATTAGACACGCTGTATTCCGCCTTTGTATCGCTGTATTTGGACCCGTTGATTTCTATTGACCCATTTGTGTTTTGGATGTATGTATGTGCGGTCACCACCACTTTCGTCACAATGGCTGCTGTATCCACCGTTACGCCCGTATAGGTCCTATTTTTACCGACCTCTTTGGCTGTAGATGGTAGATGAAACACATAGAGGCGCTCCCTACCATCTGTAGAGGCACATACACCCCAGGCAAACAACACCTGTTGTATGGCCTCGCGCTTGGATGTCGCCAGCAAAACTCCGGTTAGCGTTGCATCGGTTATAGCGGAATCGTACTCAATCTCAAAGTCTCCATCTACTATTTCAGACAAAAGCTCCTTTGCCGATTTGTTGGTATACACACCACCTGAAAATGGCGTTTCATCTAACACGCCTAATGCGTCGTAGCATTCAATATCATAGACCGTATCCGCTGATCTGGAATAGGCATCGATATAGTAGACACCAATCAAATTATCGTTATTCCGCACCTCCACTGGCTGCTTCAACTGGAACATAAAGTCCACGTCATCTTTGCTGTCCAGCGTCCATTTCATGGTCGAGATAGGAAGCTCCGTCGCAATCAGGCTCATTTCGTTTATGATAGATGCAGACCGCAACTCAGACATTCCGAAATGCCGGAATATTCCGAATATAATACGCTCCAGTTTTGCCCTTCGGCCCGGCAGATTCGTACTATTCAGCGTGATTACGATTTTGTTATAGCTCTCTACCCTCTGTTGACAAAAAAATGTGGCAGCATTGGGGAAAAAATCGGTGTTCGCCTTCTGTGTGTCTCCCTGATACCACTTGATGTTGACGGAATTACAATAGTCTCCAGAGGCGCTGTCAAATACAAGGGTCAAACCGACAGAGGAATACTGCTGATCAAAGTCTACGGTAATGACAGGTTTATTTTGGAAGATGCAGTCATCTCCGCTCATTTCAGCAGACCAGAAGGCAATCGGCTCATTTTCCATAAGTTTGTACTTACCGTCTAAGCCCCAATGATTCAACTCACATGTGATAGTAGGTGCCGGGGTAACCCCAGATGGCAGTAAAGATGGATTTGAAAAGCTCTCAACTGCTGTGGTGCTGACAGAAGCATCCTCCTCCGCTCCAGGGGCTATATCCTTATACAGAATCGTGGTCCTGCTCATGCGGGTGTCACCTGCGCCTCCATTGGGATAAAATTGACTTCAATCTCGCCCCAGTAATTCACGCCTCTTTCCACCTTTTCTATGTCCTGAGATGCACTTGTATAATAAGCTTCATAGGAGATGGTGGTTTGTCCATCAGCAGCCTCCAGCATAACCGAATCATCCACGGAGTGCTCTACAAGGTAATCCCAAAATTCGTCCAGTCCGTTGTAGTTATCACCCCGGCGGAATACTGTCAGTTTGTGGCCGATATATGTACCGATAATATCCCGTACCATGCGGCCAGTCATGACCCGTCCGGCGTTCTCACCGTCCAGGACATTGAAGTTTCGGTTATATTTAGAGATTGCCACATCTGCATCGAACTCTATCCCATTTAACTTAATGTAGCTCATAGTGGACACCCTCATTTCTATCTGTTCGTCAGAGACATCCCGTGTCTACGGGCTACCTTCTTCTGGTTGCGGTAGATCACTTCCCCGTCCAGGTTAATAACGTTTTCAATAAGCTGACCATCTGCATTCATCCCGCTCCTGGCTAGGGCCATCATCACAGCCTGAACGATGGTATCAAGAGGTGCCTCCACATTGGTCCCACTCTTCTGGTCGCCCAAAACCGCCAAAAACTCACGATTCGGAGGAATTACCGCACCACGGGCCAGCGCCGGAATATTTTGCATGGGCAACGAAACTGACCTTGCAGAAGCTCGTCCACTTCGGCTGGATGAGCTAGAACCGGAGGACGATTTACCAACAGTCTTATAAACCGTTGTAATTGTGATGGTTATATTCCGCTCAATAGATGCCAGCTTTGCGTTAAGGGCATTGATCTCCGCAATTACTCCCTGAATGTTTTGTGATGCCTTGTTGTAGCAGTCTGTCCAAGTCTTGTTCCAAGCAGGAGCAAATTCGCCCGTCATATACAGGAGGAAGGCAACCAACGATGCTTTCATAAGCTCTGTATTGTTGGTACAAAGGGCTAATACCGCATTAAACATGATGCTAAAGGCGGATACGACCATTGTGGAATTGTCGTTTACACCGTTTTCCAGTCCGGACATCATGTATCCGCCCAGGTCCTCGAATTCAGTAGATGGGGAATGGATGCCAAAGAAATCCTTTACTCCATCAATAAAGTTTCCGCCCCATTCAGTAATTTTTTTCCCAATGGAAGATAAGCCGTTAAACAAACCGTCCAGCATATCTTGACCGAGGCCAAGCCAATAATCCAAAGTGAAGAATTTAGACGGGCCAGCATCCCACCATGAAGTAAAATTACTCCATGCTCCAGATATGGCATCCAGAATAAAATTCCAGTTTGGAACAATTGCAACAACTAGACCGGCCGCCCCAGTAGCAATAAGTCCAAGCCCAAGAGGGATTCCGGCACCAGTGAACAGAAGTATCACACCAAGAACCAACAAAGCGCCGCTAACGATTGCTGTAACTGCTCCTATCGGCCCTTGCAAAGCAGTTTGTATAATGTCCCAGTTTATCGCTGCCGCTGTCGCTAAACTGACCGCCCCAGCCAACATCATACCAATGCCAAGTGGCAGATTTGCACCAGAGAAGGTAAGGACAGCGCCCAGCGCAAGAAGGGATACACCAAGCAGACTCATAATCTCAGTAATCACCTGTTTCACACTGATTGTTGCGCTACCCCAGTTAAGCGAAACTGCAGCCGCCATGGCTGACGCACCAGCAATCATCATACCAATGCCAAGTGGAATGTTTGCGCCTGAAAACGCTAGAAGCGAACCGATTACCAAAAGAGATACGGATAACAGCTCCAGCATTCCGGTGATAACTTTTTGCATCTCCGTTGGCATACTGTCCCAATTAATCGCAACTACCGTTCCTAATGCCAGCGCACCTGCTACCATTAATCCAATGCCGAGTGGAATGTTCACTCCTGAAAAAGCCAAGATAGCTCCAATCACTAAAGCAGAATCCCCAAGTATCACTAAGACCCTAGTAATCGCATTGAGCAGAGGACCATCGAGAGATCCCCAGTTCTCCGAAACAACAGATACTAGTCCGACCGCTCCCGCCGCCATGAGCGCAAGGCCAAGGGGGATATTTACTCCTGAAAACGCAAGGAGCGCACCAAGTGCTAGAAGGGCACCACTCACATACGCCGTTAATTCATCAATCTTTCGCTTGTATTCCGCAGTTGAGAAATCATCAAAGACAGGCTTTATTCCTTCTGATGCTCCTGCACCTGTACCACCAGAAGCCGCCCCTCCCCCAGATAGTTTGTTGATCTCATCGAAAGAGGCAAGTGACTTACCGGCTTCCTTTGCCGCATCTCCAACTCCCTCTACGGCGTTTGCCTCGTTATATAGATTTTCTGCGGCATCCGCTGCTTGATCCGCCGTCATTCCAAATAGTGCCGCGACAAGGCTGGCAACCGCAGAAACAATGCGGGTAAGCACATTTACAAATGCCGTAAAAGCTGGTATAATCACTTCAATCAAAGGCTGTGCCAACGTCAGCAGAGCGCCCTTCAGACGGCCTATTGCTCTCACCGTCTCGTCATTAGTTTTAATGACCTTTCCAAGCCATTCACGGAGCGCCGCCGCCCCTTGGGAGATGATTGTGAAGATGAGAGCGCTTCTTAGAACCTCACGGAGCCGCATGGAAAACCGCTGGGTGCTTTTCTGTGCCCGGTCCACCGCTCTTGCCATCGCCTCTGCGGCTGGTCCTGTTCTGGCCATGGACTGATAGACTTCTCCAGCCCGTTCCTTTGCCAGATTGAGCCGAGTTGTGGTTTCTTGAATGCCGCGATCCATTCGTTCAATTTGGACAACCACTCCATCCCATTCTTTCTGGAGGTTGGAAACAATGGTCCTTTGCTCGTCTACATGCGCAGAGGTAAAAAACCTCCCGCTGTTTTCCATGTTGTCCAATTTCGCCTTTGCGGCATCCAGTTCAGCGCCTAATCTCTGGGCCTGCTCTACAAGGGGCATTTTCTGCTGTTGCTTCACATAGATTTGCTCATTCAGCGTTTCGATTTTCCTATTTAGCCGACTAAGCTCCTGCTGGGCCTTCTTATCGTCAATTTCGGCTTCAATGATGATAGAACCATCAGCCGCCATAAAATCACCACCTAGGGGGTATCAGAATGAAAGGGAAAATGGTTAAGTGTAAAACATGTGGAGCCGAGATTGCTAAAACCGCAAATCGGTGCCCAAAGTGTGGTGCCCGTCAGCACCAGGTCGCACTTTCAATTTGTGCCATTATTGTTGTTCTTACAATTTTTGCATGTGGACTTATATTTTTTGATTTTTTTAGAGAGGTCTTAGCGTAATCACCCGCCCCTTTTGGGGCGGATTTTTCATCCCCCTGTCCACATCTTCACAAGGTCATTTTCAGCCTCGGAGTAATGCCGTTTGATATCCACCAAGTCCCGATTCTTTCGGTAGAACTCCCGGTCCGATTTGTCCAAGGGCTTACCAGATGCTTTTTTCTGCCGGATACGGACTATTTGAGCAAAGAGGCAGTCCCCAATCTCATAGTAGGCCGCCAGGAAAGTCCACCAATGTAAACCACCCGAATTTTCATTTGGGTCGTAATCTACCGCTCTTGCCTCATAACCTAACACTCTGTTGATGGGAGCGACTATATACGGATAATCTTGTTCCCAGTCCACCAGATTGGGAGCTTTTCGCCCCTCTGGCTGGTCCTTTCCCCCGTTGATGAAGATCATGCACTCATGGATGGCCTCGTCAAAGTCAGAAAGGGCTTCCCATTCTGGATAGAACATCTGGAGCACGGCAAGAGCCCTATCTTCCTCTGATAGATCCGGGTCATTCATCGCCTCGAAAATATCCAGAATCACCCGGTAATCATAGCGGATGTGAAACTCCTCTCCGCCAACCATTACACTTTTTGGCAATCCATAGCCCATGCCGTGCTCCTTCTGTTACTTCTTCTGGTATTTCTGATATTTGGCCGTATACTTGGCAATCCTGGGGTTTGTGGCCTTTTGCTCTCTGGCATAGGTGCTGTCCACCTCGTCCATCACTGCCAGCATCAGGTTACACCACACAGGCAGCCCGTTTGCCACGGCATAAACATTCATCCCACCAAACAAGGCTTCACTGACAGGAACCCCAAACAGGCCGTCAATGATTTCCCGCATCTCGGTATCCCGTTCTCTGGCAAACTCGAAAATTTCCTTCTTATCTGCCATCTTTTCAATACTGGACTTGTATCCATCTTGCTTCTTATCCAGGTCCTCGAACGCAGAGTACAAACGCTCCACAAAGTTCGAATCGGAAGGGTTGAAGGTAACTTCCGCTTTTCCGTTCAGGTCATACGTAACAAGGCCAGTATCAAAATTGAGCTCTTTCATGGATTACTCCTCTCCATCTGCTTTAAAGGTCACAGTGGCTCCCGAAATGGATGCCGTTCCGGTTGTGCGGGTGCCGCCGTAGGTTACCTCAATGGGCATCCCAATGGAGCCGCCACCCTCGCCGCCAAGGCCAGTGGGCAATACCGAGCAGGCAGAATACCTCTCCGCAAATACTGCCGTGTTTGCCGTACCTGCATACAGGTGGACAATAAGCATATCCTGATTCAGCAAGGCATTGACATTGTTCTCTTTGATAGCAAGATTCCAAATCTTTTGCTGGGCCTTGTCAGCGCCGTCCAACTCACAGGGGTCAAAGGTCTGTGTCTTGGTGGCCTTCTTTCCGGTGGTATAAGTATCACCAAAGATATCTACCTTGGTCTCCGTCTGCCAGTCAAACTCAATGGAGCTGTCCTCCACGCGCTTGCCGATGGGGGACCAAGTGGGGGTCCCGCTCTCTCCAGTATTTAGATAGGCAATCAGCATTTCCCGGCCTACAGTCTGGCCTGGGGTGGTGTTAAACTCTAAATCAGCCATTGTGCTGTCTCCTTTCACACGCCGACCTCATAGGTCAGCTTCATCAAAATTTGGTAGTCCTCTATTCCTCCTTCATAGGAGGCGAATTTTGATGCCTGGGTAGTCGGCTCGACTCTAAGGGCCCGTACTCCATCTCCCAGGCTAGGCAGATTCTTCCTGGCCCAGTCCCCAAAGTGGTTCAGCAGCTCGTCGGCCTCCAGGCGGCGGTCATTGCTACTCCCAGGCTTGATGCGGTAGATCAGTTTGAATTGATACTCCGCCTGGTATCCTCCCAAAATGTATTGCCTCGTAATATAGGTCCCCTGGATGGTTGACAGCGCCATGGCCACCTCTTCTCCGATGGCAATATCCAGCGATTCGTACTTGATCATTGTGACCGGCTTTTCGGGGAAGGTGTTCACCCACACATTCATTGAGCGGGAAATCTTGTCTACCTCTTCCGCCGCCGCCAGCATCCGGGGCTTTTCCCGTTTTTCATAGATCATGTTTCACCGCCTTATCCGACACACGGACCCACTTCTCCAGGTTTTCCGCCTTGCTGGCCTCGAACCAATGGGATTGTGCCTGTCCGTGTACTGCTTTGCTAAAAACCAGGTCCTTGTCCGTCAGGACCTTTGTGCCACCCTTTGGGGCGTAACTGCTTCCGGTCTCAGGATCAACCATCAGTTTCCCATAGTACAAATAGCGAGACTTTGGTCCAGGATAAATAACTTTAGAGCCATCAACCCTTGTCCTCCGGTCCAGGTCACCTGTCAAGGCTGGGACATAAGGAGAAGTATCCTTCCGCACTTGGAGCGCCACAGTGTGCTCCGCCTTAGTGCATCCTTCGGCCAGCTTGTCCTTGATTGCGTCTAGCCCCTCAGTGTGGACACTGAACTTCAACATCAGGCTCCACCTACTTCCCAGTGGGACATCTCCCCCCCGAAGTCCTTGAAGTCAACCGTTTTCACGTCGTAGACGTAGTCGTATGCGGCGGATATTTTCTGATTGCTCCAGTCCGGGTGGACAGCCTTTCCCTTGACAAAAAAGGTGTTTTGTCCGGGGGAGAGCGTCCACAGACCGTCCCGGCTCTCACCGTTCCAGAACTCCACGGGGCCAACGTACCGCTTTTTTTCCCCGGTTACGCCATCAGTGGCTGACACGTTGGCTGGTATGTAGAGCGTCACGGAATCGGCATCTACAAGCCCACTTTCGTTGACATTCTTCCCCTTCACGGCATCCAGAAGAACCCCCTCCAGCACCGTGATGTGATTGATTGTTCTCTCCTCCAGAGTAGCCGGATCAGTCTCCACCGACACATTGTAGAGCGTCACAGTATGGGGGAACATATCCATATCCACACCCCCTCCCTCTGTACAGGAGGCCGGTAACCCCTAAATATTGCTGGGCGATAGCCCCAAGGGAGGCTTTCGCCGCCTGGGCGGAGGACAGGGCCTGTTGTGCGCTGTCCCCGCCGCTTCGGTAGGTCTTGGACCAGCTTCCAACGCTCTGACTTTGCAGTTCTCCCTCGGATGTCACGGAGGCGGACAGAGCCTTTTGCGCCAGCGCCTGGGCGGCATCAATGGCCTGATACTGCTCCGCAATGGCGCAGCAGGCCATTTTCAGCGCATCAAGGCCATCATTACGGGCCGCTCGGCCCTGCGTGTAGTAATCCAGGAAGGAGCTTGCGCGCAGGGACAGGCGGGGAAAGTCGGCCTCCTGAATGGCTGTCCCCAGGTATGTAGTTATGTAATACCTATAGTCTGCGTAAGCCATTACAGAGCCTTCTTTCAGGTTGATTTCGTGACGGTAGCGGTGTAAACCTTCTGCGCCGCCCCGTTTTTCACCGTGATAGTAACTGTGTTTGCCCCCTCCGCCCAGGTAGCCGCCGCGCCATTGCTTACGGGCGTTTCGCCATTCAAGATGGTTACTGTCGCCTCGTCATCCTCTGGCGTTGCGGTGATGGTGTTGGTGGCGTTTGTCGTGTTGGCTGTATATTCCGTCGCATCTGGGTCAAACGACGGAGTGAGTGTCAGCGCGCCAATCGTCAGCCCCGAGAGGCGCGCGCTTAACCCCCCGCTGGCTCGTAGACAGCAAAAGGGAAGGCGTTCTCCAGCCCCGCATTATAGGCGTTGATGGGATTGGGGATCTCCCAGCCCAGCCGCATGACGGCACGGAGAGCCACCATGTCATTCTGCATCAGGTTATAAAGGATGTTTCCGGTAGTGGGGTCCTGCACCACACCGCTGTCAAAGATCTTGAAGGTCATATCCTGCCGGATGGCATAGACCAACTGGCTCCAGTCGCCCACAATGGCCAGGGATTCCTCCGGGTCAAATGCGCCGTTGACAGGGAAGTACATGGACATACCATCCAGCGCGTAGCGGGTATCACCCTGCATATCGGTCTTGAAAATGGGCTGACCGTTCTTGTCCACCAGGCCGCGCAGCTTGGCCCGCATCTGGATAGCAGCCATCACACCGTTGGGGATATAGCCGCTCTCCTCCACTTTGGCGATCACGCCGCCCTCACCCATGATGTCCTTGAAAATATCGCTGGTAGCGGTCACAACAGCGTTTGCAGTAGTAGCCGAAGGAACCAAGCCCTCACGCCAGGATGTGGGCTTGTCCGTACCATACAGGATGGCGGCGTCGATGACCTTGCCGAATGCTTCCTGGAGACGGGGGCGTACTTCACCCCAGATGTCGTAGTTGCTGTCATCCAGCACTGCCTCTGGGATGGGGACGATGACAGCGATCTCCTCGGCGTAGATTTTCTTCTTGTCCCACGCCATGTTGGTGGTCTTTTTCAGAGACGCCTTGGAGTCGGTCGCCCCGGTGGTCGCCTCTCCGTTGACAAAGTAGGCGGTGGGCAGTGCGTCCAGCACGTTAAGGGTCTGGGTCTTACTGGTCATGTTGGGCAGCCGACGGGCCATCCGCAGCACGGCGGACTCTGTTACGGCTCCCTGGATGATCTCACGGGTCACAGGTTCAGGGATAAGCCCGGAAAGTTTACTTCTATCAACAATATCAACAGCCATTTAGGTTCTCCTTTCATTTCAGTGCGCCCCGAATCAGGGCATTCATCAGGTCGTTTTCTCCTGTTTTGGAGCTTCCGCCACCCACAGGAGCGGCCCAGTCAAAAGTGATCTTTTGGCGGTCAGCGGTCAGGGAATCCACAGCCTGCTCAAAGGTGGTCTTTTCATCCACCATCTTCCCAGCCTTGAAGGCGATAAACTCTGCTTCCTCGCCGGTCAGGCCCTTCTTCAGAACGTACAGTTCCCGTTTCAACTGGTCCCGCTCGCTTTCTGCGGCGGTCAGTTTGCCGGAGAGGGTGTCCCGCTCGCCGGTCAGCTTATCCCAGCGTTCTTTCTCACCAGCCTGTCCAGTTTGCCAAGTACGGTAGGCAGTCAGTTCTTCCTCGCTGGGCATCCCCTTCATGGCTTTTGCAAGCCGCTTGCCAATCATGGCATCCACTTCCGCCTGAGTGAAGGTTTTCTCAGGGGCGGGCTCCGGCGCAGGGGCCGGGGTAGGGTTATTGATAGGTTCGCTCATGGTTTTAACCTCCGTTTATTCGTCACCCCGTCGGGTGCCGTTTAAGGCCCGTCGGCCATGGTTTACAAAAGAAAAAGGGGCCAGCCACCGAGAAATCCTCGGTAGTTGACCCCGTTCGGTCCTTCCCGGCAACCGTTTATGCCGTGGGAACAATTTTCACTTTATAAGTCTTTTCTCCAGACGGTTCTTACTTTCACATTCCCATCTCTCTGTGGAGAAATTTCTATACGAGCGCCTTTTTCGAGTGCTTTTTCCATTTTTTTGATTGTAACTCCGTCGAACAATTTCCCTTTAAGCCCTTTTGCGTCTTGGGGCGTTACAATCATTTCTTCCCCAATTTCCATCAATACTCCACCTTCATCCTTTCCCGCTGCAACGGCAGCCCCGCCGCCTTGCTGAATGCCTTGTATTCCTGATTCAGCCGCCGGATGCGAGCCGTTACCGCCTGAGCATCTTCTTCCAGCCCTGCGGCCTTGTATGCCGCCTGTTCCCGTTTCAGCTTGCGGACAGTCCGCTCGATCTGCCGCTGCTTCTGGGTGGCCTCATAGGCTGTATAGTGCTTTCCTTCAAAGTCAACGTCGTGGCCATCGTCGATGTGGGCCAGCTCCTCATCGGTGTATGTGCGCTCCATCACACCATCCACAAATGCAGTCCTGATATGACGGCAGTTTGCTCCTTCCAGTCCATCCACATAACCAAGGCCGCACACCTCGTAGATGTTCGGATACTTGTCCCCGGCTCTGACAGAGTACACACGGCCCTGCCATAGCTTGTGGTTCTGCCATCCGACACCCTTATCCCGTGCCCCGATGTGGGCGGACGCTTCAAAATAAGGTGTTTCCAGATACTCTGCGCTCTGCTCCGTGTACTTGGCACAGAGCTGGGATATGCCTGTCATCACTGCACGACGGGCAGCCACGTCAATTTGGTCTCGGTGCCCGCTCTCGTAATCCACAATCTTGATACCGCTGTCCGCAAGCTGTTTGACGGCGCTTTTGATGGCTTGATTGTAAGAGATAGCCCCGCTCGTGATCTGCATTTCAGCGTTATCCAGCGCCCATTGATAGGCTTTTGCAGGCTTCAGCATCGTCCGCCCATTGTCCACCAGAAATCCCATGGAGCGGGTTAGGTTTCCAACCTCCCGCTGTGCCTGTGCCATGATGGCGGCAATCTCGGTGACACTCACAAGCATTTCAGGTGCCGTCACCCCCGCAAGGTCTATGACCTCTCGGTAGTACCGCTGGTTACGCTCTACTACGTCGTCCAGCAGCTTTTTAAGGTCCCGCTGGCTGATGTTGGCGGTGCGTTGGATGGCCTTTTCGATTTCCTCCAGGCTGATGCCGTGGGAGCGAAGCGCCCGGATGTCCTGCACCGTGACCTCGTTCAACTCGCCAGTCAGTTTCAGCCGGGAGCATATCTCGTTAAGGAGGGTCGCTTCCAGACTGCGGTACAGCTCGGCCATCTCTTCCGGGAGGGCATCGAGAAGTTCCGGGGTGAATGGATATCTCATTCAATCTCCTCTTCCTCCTCGTCTGTCATATCCTCCATCTTCGGCAGCATCTTCTTTGCCGTAGCCTCGTCCTCATTCATCCACTTAGATCGGAACTCCCAGTCATTCATGATACCGGCGTTCAGAAGTTGCATATCCCTGGCGAAATCAGACTGCTTGTCCTCGATGATAGAGTCATCAAAGTCAATGGAAATCTCCACGTCCTCATTTAGTCCGGCATTCATGGCCGTGTTTCCCAGGCGGAGAATGATCCGGCACAGCTCGGTCAATACCTGCTCCAGAATGATTTCATGTTTCTTGATCGTACGGAACATGGTGCTGTTTTCGCTGATGACCTGCGTCGCTGTGGCCACGCTACCCTGGTCGAATCTGTAATGATTCTCTCCGAAGCCGCACTTGCTGGACAGCAAATTGAGCTGGTCCTGGATTCCTGTATTGTGCTCCTGCGTCCGAAGGGTCATATCGATGGGGGTGATGATCCCGTTATTGTCCGTATCCTCCGGGAGCACATAATATGTCAGGTCGTCTGGGTCGAAAAAGGGCTCTCCATCCATGTCCTTTGTAGCTGATGGCTTTACCATGATACGCTTTTTCCCCAGGATGAACTCGTTTACATAGCTGTCATAAGCCACGTCCACGCCCTTGAGCACGTCGATGGCGTTGGCAAACACAGAGATGCCAAGAGGAATATTATCGTCGTAGTTGTTGGCGATGTTGGGCCGGTCAATGACAAACTGCCGACGGTCCGACCCAGTATGTACCACCTGTGGAACCCGCTCAAAGCCTGACACATCAGCCAGTAAAACTTCCGCATCCACATTGTTGTTCCGGTATCTGTAGAGCCGGTTCTCAATGTCGTACAGGCCGTCGACCTTGTGGTGGATCTGGAGGTAGCAGTAATCCTCTCCGTTGATGGTAACGATGCTGTCAAAAGCGCACTCCGTAATGATTCCATTCCGCCATGCCAGCGGCCAAATGTGCTCTACGGTCACATAGTCCATCACAATTCCGTCGGCGCTTCCGGGGACAGGCCCTTCTTCCGTGGCCTCCATGCCTACAACCCTGGGGATAAAGGCTACTGTTCCAAGGGCAAACGCCTTTTCCTGCATCTCGTTTGCTTTGACCAGGAAATTGTTTTCGGTGAACACACGGTCAATGAAGTCCTGCTCCCGCTGGCCCTCCAGGGTGATTTCAACCCGCTCGTTCATAAGTAGGTTCGCCCAATCCTCCGGGATTTTCTTGCCCATATTGAGAGTGTACCGCTTGCACCGAACCACACTAGTCCCGTTGTGGACCTTGTACCTGTGGAATCCCTTCACGTCGCCCACATACCAAGACTTCCACTCCTGCACTTTTGTGTAAAACTCCTCCGGCACCGTGGAGTAACCAAGCTCTTTCAGTTTTTCTGTAATATTCATGCCGTTATTCCCATCCTTCGGAATACTCTCTCCAGGGCATATCTAGTAGCGTCAATCAGGTGATTGTTCTCATCAGGATAACCGCTGATAATTTCTCCGTCCTTATTTCGCTCATACTCATAATTCACAAACTCGTTGTATGCATTTGGCGTTCTTCTGCGGTCAATGACAATCTTCCGCCTCTGGAGCCACTTCATGCCGTACTCTACACTCCCAGAGCCTTTAATTGCTTCTTTGGCTGGGAGCCCCATCGCCCGATAGTCTGCTGATGATTTAGGCTCTGCGCTGTCGCAGGTAATGTAAGCGTCCTTGTACCCTTTGGAAAGAATCAACTTCCCGCTCGCCTCGTTGGTCAGCTTATTTTGGTATATCTCGTCCATCAGATAAATCGTCTCTCTGGCCCGATCATAGTGGAGGCGGATAAAGGCGAAGGGGTCTGGAAACCAACCCCAGTCCACACCTTGGTAAATACGGTCAAAGGAAGCGAACTCTTCGTCCGTAATTTCCCTCAACTCCAGATTCTCAAATACGTTGCCGCCAGTACCGACCGCTTCGCCCAAGTATTCATGGCGATAGGCTCTCTCGTCCGTGGTCTTCAGGTGCTCGGCTTCTGCCAGAAACTGCGCTCCCAGCCACTCTGGCGGGGCCTCAAGGTATGTACTCTTGTGGCACAGCCTGTCCACCCGCTCCTCCAAACTGTCCTTGTTGGCCCAGTTATCCCGGCTGATTGGTGGATTGTAGCTCTCAAAATTCCAGAACTTCGACCCACCTCGCATGGTAGATTGCAGTATAGTTCGGATCTCAGCCCGACCAGCGAACTGATCTTTCTCCTCAAAATGGGTGACGGCGATATAGCCAAAGGGAACCTTGATAGACTTGATTTTCATGGGATCATCCGCGCCCCGGAACATAATTTTCTGGCCGGTTGGCCTATAAATCAGTTCCATAGGCTGCACCTTTGCATCCCAGTATGCTGCCATTCCAAGCTCTCCAATACCCCAGAGATATTGTGCGTATACACTGTCTCGAATCGTATTAGCTACCTTTCGGAGCACAAGGGCGTGAGTCCCTGGGTTGTTTATCAGCAGCAACGGAACTAGTAAGGACACACAGGAAGATTTCAGTGAGCCTCGGCCACCGGACAGGTCGTAGTGTGTATGTCC